GTGTTGGCTACTTTACCGCCTACACCATCATCCGCTTCAATGCTAACTCTTTTTCTGTCACCAAAAATATGGATATGGTCAAAACTATTGTAAGCTACACTGTCATCCGTTCCAACAGCGGCCGTTAGCCCTGTATTAGCGCCAATAGTCATTTGCCCATTAACTCTCATAACTCTTTCAAGCGTTGGTGAACTTTGACCCACTACTTCTCTGACCCCATATTCGGTTATTTTTTCAATGAAGTTAACATCTGAACTGTCATCAACTAATCGAACGTTTAAAACGCCGTTAGCGATTTGTGTAATATTAAAACTCATATTTTATACCTCCACTTTATTTGTTGCGGAAATTCTTCCGAATTTGTCGTATGTAAACGTTGTTTCGTAAGTTTTGCCATCTAAAGCATACACTTCTGTAATCTTTGTGATATTGCCGTATTCATCATAAGTTGGTGTCGTTGTTACCGTGTCAGCAACTACTGACAAAACTTTGCCGTCATCTCTGTAAGTGATTGTTTCTGAGCCGACAGAGCGGGTTTCTGTTTCCGCCGCTTTCAAGTCAAGTGCATTCTGTGTTGCTGTTGAAATCGGTTTATCGGCATCTGCTGTATTATCTACCTCATCAAGCGATAGTGCTATCTTCAGTTCTTCCGCTGTAATGTTGTTCTGCAAGTCTACCTCTGCGATAGTTGTGGTTTTAGGTACTTTTAAGGCGAATTTTGCGTCTAGCTCCGCTTGAGTATCTAAAGCAATTAAATGTGCTATCTCGTCATCATCAACCAAACTATACCCTGTAACCTTATCTACTTTACCAGCAAGAGCAGTCACCATATCCGCACCCTCTGGGTAAGCGTCAAAGATAGCCAATACTTCTGAAATGTTATCTACTACACTATCCGCGCTACCATCTGTTGTGTCATTAAGTAAAGCGTATAATGTGTCTAATCTTGTCTTATCTGTCGCGCTTAACAAACCGCTTAATGAAGAAGTCGCCTCACCAATGAATGTTTTAAGTTGAGCCAAAGTAATATTTACAGAACTTGTTGTGTCATCATAATGAGTAAATGTCAAATAGAAGGTTGTTCCATTCCAACTAACTGACTTAATCATATTTGCTGTAACAAGCGCTGTTACTCTATCATCTAATTCATATCTTGAATTGGCTGCCACCCATTTCAACACATCACCATCGGTTTGCCCACCGTTTGTATATACATCATAAGCGGCATTTAATGCATGAGTTGGAATAGGTTTAACTGAGATAGCGCCAACAGTTGCATGAACTCTTGTTGTAACGCCAACAATAATTGCTGGGTTAGGTTCTGTTGGCTTTGTTTCAGTAAGTCCGCCATTTATAGGGTCAACATAGATTGCTTTCCCTAATGTATATGTACTCGTATTCAAATCATTGACCGAACCATACCAATTTGCCAAACCATTCTGTCCATTCGTTACATTCATTGTTGCTAAACCTAAAAATAAAAATGGATATAATTTAATTGCTACAAGAGCGTCAAGCGTTTGCCCAAATACTGTAACGTTATTACCGCTTGCAATAGTAACTGCATAAACGATACCGCTTGCGCCAGGTGAACCTGCATACATAATCGGATCGCCATTTGATATTGTACTTTGTGCCGTAAACTCGACAAACAAGTTCTTGAAAAACTCGCCACTCACTCCACGAAACGCACCAATAGCATCCACGCCATTAAATGTCAATTCAAAATCATTACCACTACCATCTGTCAATGTGATTTTAGTGAATTTGGTTGTACCCGCTAATACATTATCTACAGTATCATCAACTAATTTCTCGCTTGGATAATGAGTATCATCAGGGGTTGTTTGAAATTCAGTAACAAGATTATCTAATCTTTGATAAGTTTCATGAATAGTTTCATTGTTTTGGTCTGCTACGGCTTTGCCTACAACTTGTGTTCCGCTAATAATATCATCAATTTCACTTTCGTTGCTTGCTATCAACGCTGCTAACTCACTAAACTCTTGCCATATCAAACGATATTGCTCATCAGTAAGGTCTGTTTGTTGCGCTGGGTTCCCATAACCTGCTTGGATAGAAATATTCCAAACATCATATTGTTTAGAGTAAACCTCGTTTTGAATAGTCGTTGTCTGCAAAGTCCAAGCGTAATCTGGGTCATCAAATTCTACCATATAGAAACCATTAACGCCCGCCTCATAAACATACGCAACGGCATCTGCCTCATTCAAGTCTTGCAAATCTTCCCAATCGCCATAACTTGTTGGTAAACTCGCAACTGTCGCATAAGAACCAATTAAATTAGTTCCTGCTTGTTGTTGCAAGGTTGCTGTAACCGCCATTGGAGTTGTAGAATTTTGATTCATGCTCGCTAAAATTGCCGGCATAAACGTAATATATTGTGCAAATGTTCTTGGGTCGCTTTCCCCATCAAGAGTGTGTTCTACAAGGCCTCGATAGAAGCAAGGAAACCAATGAGTTGCCCATTTTTTTCTTATTGAGGGATTGTAGTTGATAGTAACCACATTGCTTTCATCGCCATCTTCTACATACACCTCAATCATATTGACATTGGAAAGAGGGTGGAACGTGGTTTCACCGTAACTATCTCTTACCTCGCCTGTTGTCAAAAAATATACTTTTGCCGTTGTTGGCGTAATGGTATTTGTCATTTTCAATCACCTGCTTTTTCTTTTTCGTTCTCTTTTAATTCAACTTCCTTCATTTCTGTTTCAGTAGTGTATTCTTCTTTAAATACTGTCATTTTTGCAACTATATTTACTTTCATATTACACCTGCGTATCTACAGACAGAATAATATCTGTAATTCTAAATGTGCCCGCGTTATTAAATGTTTGTGGTTGTTCAAGAGCATAAGTAATTCCTGTAACCAAAGTGCCTGAGTAGAAATGCAAAACTACTCCATTTACAACAGTACTGGCCGGCACATTAAAAGTTATCTCGCTATCACTCATTGTCATTTCCCCACCAGAAGCTGCGTTCCAACCAATCGTTTGCGAAGAACCTATTGTAATTCCATTATCATCATAAATGGTAATACGAATTAAACCATCAGTAGAATCCCCCAATTTGTTTAAAATATAATTTTTAGTCGTTACTGATACTGTTATCATAATCTCTTCACTCTTTCTTAGTGGCTTTTGTTTCTTTTGGCTCTTCTGATTTAACTTTTTTAATTACTGTTACTTTTACATCTAATTTCCCTTTGTTCTCAACGTTCATATTATCACCTAATTGATAGTATATGTTAGCGCAGTAATTCTTAATATCTCATCAGTTTGCATCTCAATAGTAGTAAATAACTGAACTGCTACTGAACTAGAAACACCAGATGGAGTTCCTGCTGTTGATGACCAAATCGCTACTCCTAACACATCTCTATCTGCCGGCATTTCAAAATCAATCGGCGAACCAATGGTTAGCCTGCCAGAAGAAGCGGCTTCCCAAGTAATAGTTGCTGGTGTGCCGCCAAAAGTCAAAGTAGTACCGCCATCAGTAGTGTAAATATAATCTACCTTATCTAATGTGTTAGTCGCTAATCTTAATGCGTCTAATAACGCATTTTGTTGTGTGTCGCTAATTGGCATTTTTAATTCCTCCTATTTTAATTTTCTAAAAATACTATTTCTAAATATACATACTGCCCTGTTGTTCTATAATATGTATACGTTGTTCCGTTATCAACTCTTAATCCAGTACCGTAACTACTTCCCCAGTTGTTATATAATTGAGATTGTTGAGATTGAACAGCACTCAATATATCGCTTATATCGGTTTCGCTACCTGTACCAACAGTAACAGTAACAGCAAAACTTAATTCGTTATATTCACTTTCGCTAATACGCCATAACCCTCTTGTCCAATCAGCGTCAACCATTAGTATATCGCCTATACTGTAATCGTCAGGGTCAAATAATGTTCCTGCGTAATGAATTAAACCACCCTCATCAACCCAACTTGCATAATCATATGGTAATAACCCATCAGGGTCAGTCGTTTTAAATGAACTTACTCTTGTTCCGGTATCAACAACTGCTGTCATTTCCATTTCATTACCTAAATGCACTGCAACATTTTCAACATCTATACTTATAACTGTAACCGGCATTGAACCTGTATTAGATAAATCTATTGCAACTGGATATACATTTAGAACAACTATTGATACTTCCATTTGACCTGTGTTTTCAAAATTAATAACTCTTGGATATATATCTATAACTTTAATGGTTGCGCTTAAAGCACCTTCGTTTTCAAAATTTAATACCTTATTATAAATATGTAATATATCGGTATTGACTGTCATGCTACCTTCATTACTTAAACTAATTTCAATCACTGTTGGAACTTTAAGGGTTGACCCTAAACTAATAGGTATATTTATTGAAATTTCATAATCAGGAATAGCGACAGTAGAATGAATGCTCTTATAACCGATTTCTTTTACACCATATCTGAAATGTTCTTGGTTTACAAGGAAACCGTTTAACCCCTCGTTGCAAGCGATATATAACTCGCCATCTGCGTTACCAATAGCCCAACTTGTAACATCTGTCAAATCTACTAATTCACTAAATGTAACTTTATCCGTTATGCTTGAATAACTAATATATGTATTGTCTAAAGTTATCTGCGTAGCATATCCGCTTTTTATATTTAAGTCATCAAACAATTCATAAACTGTGCCATCTTCATATAAGTAGAGATATGCTGGCATTTGCCCATTAGGGTTGTTTACAAGCAAGTTATCGTTGAATAACGCTTGTCCAAATACATATTGTCCAACATTATATGAAACCGCATTTAATTGGTATGTTAACTTAAAATTAGTCAATGGGTCTTTGTCAATAACGAGAGCGTCTGCGCCTGCCTCGTTTATATCTATACCACCGCAATAGAAGTAATTATCTCTTGATAAAGATGTTAGAAAACTTTTTGTGATTTTAGGATATGTTTCAAAATCGTCGCTATCTAACTCATATGATGGTTTAATTGAAAAACCTAATTTTGTAAATCGACCTTTATCATCAGTATATCTAACCGCTTGATTATACCAATTTGCACCCCTTAAGACTAAACCATCACCCGCCACTTGGTTGTTATCAAAACCAAATGTGAAAGCTAAACCGTTTTTAACGGGATACGCTGATACCGGTATTGCTAAAGCGTAATAATTGCCATAAGTTTCTGGATCCACTTTAAACATACCGTCTGTTCTTACAAAAGCAACGCTTGCTCTTGTTTGGAAATCGGTAATCGTATCGCCAAGTAATATTTTTAAGAACGTTCCTATTGTTGTTGATTTTGAATATATCTTAGTATGCTGTAAAGTTCTAGTAGTAAATGTTGGCGGATATATTGTAATATAATCGCTGTAATTTTCATGTCTATTAAAAACGTTCTTGGTATAGTTATCTCGCCAACGATAAGTTTGGTCAACTATGGTTTGTCGGCTTTCACGGTTATGATATTTAGTAGCGAAGTATTCCGCCATAAAATACAAACCATAAAAATATCTAGTAACATGTGTAATTGTATAATCATTGCTATCCTTTAAACCAACAGTATATTGGTCTAAAAGTGAATAATGTAACTTTTGGAATGAGAACGCTTTATTTCCTGTGCGTTGTAGATTACCATAATTTTTACGGCTTGAACGCACTGCGTTGATAATGCTCTCATCTTGATTTTGTCGCATTTCACTATAGAAATCTATTTGTGATAAATCTTCTTTATCTTGTTTAGTAACCAAATTTTCGATAGTAAGATAAGAAAATCTAAACCGCAAGTCCTTATATGCTTCTGTATCCGCCAAGAAATCTAAATCAATATCAAAATTATGAATGTAATGTAATAGAACACCTAAGTCATTATATGATGTCGGTTCTGGCATATTAAGCATTAAATACTCATAAATACCTATCTTGATAACATTTTGAAATAATGTGCGATTTACTAATGTTCCATATACATCTGATAGGTGTATTTTTTTTGCGCCTAACTCCCAATAAAGATTTTCGGTCATATTGTTTCTTAAACCAAGTTGAGTATCCCAAATGTCATACGTTGTAATGCTTGGAAAGTTGTCTGTAACATATTTAAGTTTCCATTCTTCAATATTGATAAGTCTATGCGTTAAATCAATTTCTATATTATCAATATCATAAGTATCGTAGCCCATAGGATTCACATCAAACGGATTACCTGTTATCGTAATTTTCGGCACATAAATCTTTAACTCTTTAGGAGTGTATATTTCTTTAGGTAATTTAATAGAGAAAGAAGAATCTGTTATTTGTAAATTGTCCGCTCTTACTTGCATTAGCCCATCTTGTGTCGGCGCATAAGTTGTTGGCTCGTCCATATTATTAGGTAAAACTTGGTTAAGCGGTGAATAAGACCTTGTACCGATTTGGTTTATGTTTTGATGTCCGCTTTGTTCAACAATATCTTCTTTCGTGTAATCGCCTGTTGAGAGATTAAACTTTTCTAAAGTCAAGTTGTCTAAACCATCTTCGTTGTATTCAAGTCTTGGCAAGGCGTTAATGTATGATAAAGCAAAAATCAACATTTGCCTTGCTGTTGCTTGTTCTAAATACATTTGTGGAACTTCAACTGATTTTAAATATGTTTCGTAACTAGAATCTATATCAAATATTCTTGTATCTTCATAGTAATATTCGCTTTCAATTCCGCCACCCTTACTAACATTACTGCGTATAGAATCTAAGACATCCCACATTGTTAATTGGTAATACTCTAAAACAGTAATATAAAACCTAAATATTGGATAATAGCCGGCCGTATGATTTACTGTCGTTGGATACCACGATATGAAACTTTGAGTAGCTTGAAAACCATATTCGATATAATAATTTCCTACCGTATCAAATGTAATATCAATACTTTCATTACTTATTTCATACCAACTTGAATATGTTTCATTCTCTACATCATAAATTCTAAACACAGTTGGGCAATTTATATACGGTCCATTATCTATATAAGTTGCATCTCTTTCATATATCAACTTGCTTTGGCTTACTTGCGAAAAGGTATAAGTAGTATCTGTATAATACGTTGTATTTGGTATGAAACTCGGCAACCAAAAGACCGAGTAAATTGCTGTTTCATTTGGCGCTGATATTAAACCATTGCTTTCATCTGTCAACTCAAACTTCGCAATTGTATTTGTTTCAACATCTCTTGTCTTTGCTAACGAAGCCATGATATAAGCGTCTAATTTTGCCGTGTATTCAACTAACGTAATATCGTGTCTATATCTACCGTATTGCGAAGAAAGGCTCACAAGGTCTGAAATAACAAGCATTTCAAGCGTTTCCGTTGCTATCTCTGTTAAATCTGTATAATTATCAACTTCTTGTATCGTTATTTCCATTAAACCATATTGTGAGAACGGGCTTTCACTTGTATAGAACGGTATTGAAAGTTTGGCTTCATCAAGTGCTTCTTCCCATTTCCTTGAATGACTGAAACCAACCTCAACGCCACTCAATTTGACTTTATTTAGATAAAATTCATATAAGAATGGCATATTTCACTCTCTCCTATGTTCTATATTCTCTTATTTTTCTGACCTTCATTATTGATATTGTATAACTCTCTACCATAATCAAGACCATAATTTTGTCTGCTTATTACTTTCTTTGTGAATATTTCATTCTGAATTGCGCCATAAAGATAATTTGTGCCTAGTGATAGAATTGTATTTTTAGTTGTTCTTGCGTTGTGTGCCCATACTTGTTCGCCAGTTTTTGCTTCTTTAAGGTTAATCCCAAATGACGCTATTTTATCAGCTAACATAATTGCTGAACCAATTACCGCTACTGTTCCGCCCACTTTTCCTAAACTTTTGGATATTAAATTGCTACCGCTACCACTATTCATTTGCCCTATTGCGCCACCAATTTCACTCGCCGCTTTTTTTGTCATCTTGCTTATATCCATTGTACTTTTAATGCGTTTTATACTACCTTTAGCGCTTAATTTTTGTTTTGCGCCTGATTTGCCACCAAGCCCATTACGTATATAAATATTAGCATCTTCCATTCGCTCTCACTCCTAACTATTATAAATTGGTGTTAGAACTAATGTATGAACTAATTTATCGCCTTTACTCATACTTTCGTTTGGCTGATTTTGTGTCAAAGCCATTGTTCTTGTTGTTGTCAAATCACTATCTATTACGAATGTTTCACTTACACTATTGTATCTGTAAAACTCAACTTTCAATGTCATAATTGGCTCAACTAATTTTTCTTGTATGCTATCTTTGTAAAGCCATTTATGCAATTCGCCTACCGTACTATCATACAGATCTAATTGCAAATCTAATGTGAATGAGAAACCTTTGTTTTTTACAACACTCTTAATTTCTTTGTTGTTTGTTGACCCTGCGCTTGCTAAATCAGGTAAAAACATAACACTTTCTGTTCCTCTTGCTGTACCCCAATGCCATTCATCAGGCTCTAAAAGAAACATTTTAGTTGAACCCGTTTCTAATATATCGCTTGTTCCGAGATATATCTTTTGCTGGTTAGCAAACTCACCGAAGTTAGTCATTCTAATTGTGAGCGGTAATGTGTATGTAAGATATTGTTTCCCATTGATTTGGATTATATCGCCGTAATCTATTGTGCCGCTTGTTATAATAACTTTAAGCGTTTCAGTAACTTTTGTTGTGCTTGCTAAATTATCTAAGTCCATGTACGAAGCGTTCCACACTCTCTCGTACTGTATCAAACGATAACGTATTTCTTCAAGCGCAAGCGTAATCATTCTCTGAACATTGATATTATCTGCGCATACAAGAAATGTTAAGGTTGGGTCATAAACTACATCTTTGATAGTTGGTAATGCTATAAATTCGCCGTTTAAAGGTCCTACTGAAAATGCTACAAAAGGTGTTTCAGTTGTCATATATGTAGATTCACTAAACGTTTCTTTTATATCAAATCTTGATAAATCGTTTTTAGTAAGTGCTAATTTATTGATTAAAAGTCCGTTAGGTTGTCCTTCGCTGTCAACGCCCATTACCCAATCTGCCATTGAAAAACTCAATTTGCTTGAAAAGGCATTGTTATTTAATTCTTCAAGTATAAGTCTATATACATCTGTTTCTTTAATTGTAAACCCTCTTGACATATAACTACCCTCTCAATTCTTTATAAATCTGATTCAGCACACTAATTCCTTTTGTTGTTCCTTTAATAGCTTTGTTACTCCAAACTTGTGTTTCAACTCTCTGACCGCTCATATTTGATAATTTGATATTGTTTGCTTGTCTATATTGTGTTTCTCTAATTCTCGCTATCTTACCTCTTGCTTTTGCGGTAATAGCACTCGTGTTCATATTTGCTTGTCTTAAAAATGCTCTTTCTTGTGAGAATACACTTTGGCTTGTTCTTAATTGAACGAATGGAACACGTGAAACGTATGGTTTCTTGCCAGTCTTTAAATACGCTATGAGTTGCTCTATAATAGCCATTCTTGTTTTAACGTTAATGAAATCTTTATATTTCTTAACAGGGCCTACCCCTAATTCAAGGAACTTAATATAATTTGCTCTCATTAAATTGTATCTGATATTGATTTTCTTACTTGTATTACTTGGCATTGTTATTGCGCTACGTAGATTCCCTGTATCATACGGTGCTAACATAACCGCAATATTCCAAGCTAATCTTCCTATCATTGGGTCAAGGTCTTTTATTTTCTCATAAACCTCTGGTGGAACATCAATATAAAAGTCCATTTAGATACCTCGTTATTTCAGATTATCATTCCGCTAATTGACACCTTTTGTCAATTAAAGTATATAAAATGCTATTTTTGACTTGTTTTTATGACTTTTAAACCAAAACTAATGTTTTAAGCCCAAATTGTAATAGTCTTTTGTTATCTGGGTTTGTGTCCATAGCGTTGTATTTGTTTGTCGTTGATGAGGTGCTGTCTTGCGTGATTACTTTTAGTAAAAACCATTCTCTACCTCGTGCATATATCTTACCACCAGCTTTGAAATATAAGTGGTTGTCATCTGTTGCAAAATACCAAGTAAACTTGTCTGCTTGCATACGGTCTAAAGGCTCTACAATTTCATCATCAACACCACGTTTTACATAAGCGTTTGTTTGTCCGTCTTTACCCCAAAAATGCGTTTTCTCATCTTCCCAGTAATCATTGTTGTTTTCTTCATACCAATTATCAGGTATCAAATCAAGCAACGCTTGCCCTGATAACTCACCACTATCATAATCTTCTAACTCTTTTGAAAAATCATATTCACCCTTTGGCGCACGGTAATAAGCCTCTATGTTCTTGCCATAAAGTGAGTTTGTCTGTCCAAAATCTGTTAAGTTCCCACCGTATTTTCCCATATTACCACGTTCCTGTCGATGTATTGTAAATCTTCATATCTTCAATAGCGTCTTTTATTGTCGTTAAATCTCTAAACAAATACGAACCACTATCAAGTGTAATAATGTCATAATCTTCATGATATGGCAAATCATCTAAATCTTCACTTGCTGTAACCACATCACTTTGATCGCTTGTGATATAACCTTGCGCAACAAGATATGCCAATAATAATGCTAATGTGGTAAATGTCTGATTTGTATTTAAATCCACTGGCAAAACCCTTGTGCCTAGATAAGTGTTTTTGCAAATCTGTTTAGCAATAGGTGATAAAGCCTTATCTATGCCAAACTCAATCAATTTGCCTTGATTAAGGTTTGCACCGCTGTTATAAGCCATTAAGAAACCGCCATCTCTACGATTGTACCAAACACTATCACTGAATATCTTTCTTAGAGCCAATCTTGCTTTTTTTGAGTGCGACATATAGTAAAGCATATGTAATCGCCACTTGACATCTTTGAAACTCAATATTGTTTCATATACAACTCTACTTAATAAATCAAGATAGGATTGTGCGTTTGCCTCGCTACCCCAATCAATTATCAAATTGACATAAGCGTCTTTCATAATGCCTTTTACCAAAGGTACATATCTACTTTCAGTGTAATCATACTCCATATAATCATCATCAAATGGTCTTGTTAAAATGTCATAACTCGGAATAGCCATATCTCACACCACCTTTAATAAACGCCATAGCCAATGTTAAACTTGGATAAGTGCCCGTATAAAGTCCAAAACATTTGACCCCAAATTGTTTGCTTATAATTTCCATAATGATTGTCAACTAACGTAATCTTGAATTCTTCCATATCTTTTGCTTCGTCTTTTTGTTCAGCGACCATTGACATTCTATTTTCTTGGTCTTTTAACGCTTTAATATGCAATTCCATATTATGCGCAATATAATAAGATACTATACGAATATATTGATTCTTATTATCACATAGGTTATACACAATAAAGTCTTTTGCTATATCTCTTAACAATATAAAGAGAGGAAATAATCGACTGTTTTCATCATCAATCAATCCCTCAAAACTATTTACCCATTTTTTGACATCTGCCAATGTAACTGTTGGTATTGTGGTTGTTGTTGTTACCTCTGGCTCAACTGGTGAAATTACTTCTACTCTGTAATTGTATGAAGCATAAGGCACAATTACGTTAAAGTGATAAAAACTATCACTATCAACATAATATGAATAACCCTCATATGGTAAATATTGCATATCTTTTCTCCTTATATTTGTCTATTTTCTCTATTATAAGCATACTAATTTTAACTAATACGCTTATATTAGAGAGCGAGGTTTCCCTCACTCAATAAATCATTCTATCCAGCTGATGTTGTAGTTCCGTTGTCAATATATCTAATTGCTGTTGGATAAAATACCAACGGTGTTCCAATAAATGCAACGTAATTTCTACGATAACCGTTATTAGCTGGGTCATAAATCATAGCGCCTGGTGTCAAGTCTAATGCTAATCTTGAACGGAATAAGTAAGGGTCTTGACGATAAAGAATCGTTCTACCTGTGTTGTTAGTTCCATCTTCGTTTAATAGACTGTCGAATGCTGTCATTTGAGCTGTTGGTGCTAAGTATGGTAATACATCAATCATAACTTCTGGACCACCGTAACCTGTAGCCACTTCATTCAACTGCGCTTTCAAATACTCTAAATGAGATTTGTAAACTGTTCCAGCTGAACTCGAGATATACGCTGGTTTTACTAACGACGCGTACAATGAAGGGTAAATCAACCATTTGTTAGGCAATTTGTCAGGTGAGTAAACAACTGCTTCTGCATATTTGTTATATTCGCCAATAATTAAATTGACTAATTCGCCAGTTGACATAACTTCAAATTTCTTGTGAGATGTTGATACAAAATCATAACCTGTTGCTGTTTCTAAGTCTGTGATTGTTACATCGGTTGACGCTTGGTTAATTAAACCACGAGCCATTGTTGAACCATCTGTTGATGAACCATCAATTCCTCTATGTCCTACGAAAGCAAATTTGTCTAACTCAACTTGATATGAGTAACGAACTGCTTCGCCTTCAACACCGATTACATCATAACCGATTGTTTGAGCTTTCATTAAGTCAATTTGTCCTACAAATAATCCTAATGTGATAGGCTCGATAGGCGCTTGCAACGTTTCTACATTACTCTTAACAAGATTTACCTTGTTGTTGTTTCCGCTTGCTAAACGACCTTTTTGGGTTGCATAGTTGAAGAAGAAACCTTTATCAAGTTCTGTTGCACCGCCACCATAGATATGTGGAACGTGTTTCATTGCATATACGTTGAACATTGGTTTTCTAATATTTAAATCAAGTACGGTAAATCCGTTATAAGCGAATTGTCCTTCCGCACCATCTTTAAATTGAACTGTTCTTGCTTTTGATAATGCTAATGTTTGTGAATCAAGGAAACCTTTCATTCTAGGGTCTTCAATCATCTTTTCTTGTGTGAGAACATACTCTCTCAAACTCACATTGCGGAATTTCGCTTTTTGATTAGCATCATTGAAAGTATAAGGGCTGTCATACATAATCATAATCTTTTACCTCTTTCCTAATATTTCTTAATAACTACCGCATAACTTGAGGTATTCAATGTTGGCGCGAATTTAGTTCCACCAAATGTCCAACCTGTCAATGCGATACTATCTGCACCGTTAGTGCCTTGTGCGTTAGCATAAATACCACCTAATACGGTGTTGTTTGTTCCCAAACCTACATATACTGCGCCACCCGCTGCTGCGGTTTCATTTGCTACGATTGGTACTACGATAGACCAACCATGAGGTGTTGTTGCTGGAATAACTGTCAATGGAACTCCTGGAACAAACTCTTCCAAAACTCCGTTTGCCAATGTTCTAACGCCCATAATATCTCTTACTACAATTGCTGCTGTGTTCAATGTAAGGCTTGATGTCGCTCTTTTGACTGTATAACCTTTATCTGAACTTGCTGCGATTTCTACTACTTCACCTGGTTCTGTATTGTTAGCGGTATTATTCCACGCTCCTGCGCCATATTGAACACCATATGCTGCAAAATATGAACCTGGTAGATGATTAGTTCCTGGCTGTGTTGCAATTCTTTTCAACTTGCCATATGTGAATAATCTTGCACTCATAATCTTTTACTCTCCCTCTTCTTAAAGATTCAAACTTGATTTGCCTGAACGTTGTTCTGATTTAAAGAACTTTTCCCAAGCGGCGTGATCCATATGGAAACGGCTTTCAGGGTTGGTCAACTTATCATAGTATTCCATACTCTCTTTTTCCAATGCATCAAAATCAATTCTGTCTTTCTTTTCATCTTTGATAATTACATTATCTTCTGTTTTTGTTACCTTTAGGCTGTCAGTAACACTAACTTTTGGTTCTTCGTCTTTAATTTCTCTTGGAAATAACTCAAGATACTCATCATTCAACGCTTTAATAGTGTCATCTCTGAAAGGACCTTCTGGCAATGCTTGTGCATCTTTAAATGCTTGTGCAAAATACGCTTTGTCTTTCATAATCGTTTCTCCTTTTTCATTTTCATTTTCATCTTCAATTTCGGCGTCTGGACCATCATCTTCTTTAGTTACTGTTTTGATAGTCGTTTCGGTTTTGATTACTTTATCGTGTTCGTATGGGTCAACATACTCTTCTTTGGTAATCGTTTCTCTTTTTGCAACCACTCTCTCTGGGTTGTCATCATCTAAAACAGTAATTGTTCCATCTTCATTGTCTTTAATTTTTTTGCCCAAGAGCCAATCAAAAAATTTCATAGGCTTTTTCTCCTTTTTTTCTTCTGCGCTATCTCTGATAATCGCATTTGCTGCTCTTCCTGTCTTTACGACTGCCAGATGATTATACTCAATGTCTGTTTGGACATATTCATCTGTATCTTCATAAGGCAACAACTTTGCATTATATCCTAATGATAAATCTCTAAACTCATCAGATATTGCTCTATTGCCGTCCTCATCTTCGGGTGCAATTCGATCGATAAGGTTTTTATCGTGTATTACCAAATTGCATAAGATATTATCGCCTTCACGTCTGCCGACATCTAATATCGTTCCCATTCCATATTCTCGTATGTTTTCGCTTGTTACCATCTCTTGCGGATGTTCCAAAGTGATTGGTTTACCTTTCAAACTTTCCAAGCTATCTTCTGCGAAAATATATTCCTCTTTGCGGTGAACTTTTACAATCCTATTGCCATCGGCAAACCCAAGTTCACTCCCCCTGTAAATCTGAATTCCTACATTACCTACAATTGCGTCAATACAATATAGATACCCAGTGCTTTTGTCATAATCTATATGGTCTGATAACTTGACCTTATAGGTAAACTGACCGACACTATCCTTGATGTTGTAATTGACTATCCCATAGTCTTTGTTTCCTACAATCATCTATATCACCAACCTTTATTTTTTATCCTTTTCAGGATTGAGATTTTGATTTTTTAGTGGTTTCTTTTTGACTTGTGGGTCGCCACCTTTTAATTTGCCCTCTATTTTACTTTGTGGACTTGAAACCCCAGCAAGACCTTTTTCATCATCGCCTTTTAACTGATTAAGTGTTTTGGCAACTTCAATTTGGTCGCTATTCGATGTTTCAAAATTGCCTGATTTGGCGTTGTTCAATACATATTCACGATATTTTTCGTTAATGTTTTGTGATAAATACGATGGGTCTTTACCAATAACATCAGTCATCTTAATAGAACTTGCCTTATCTATTGCACCAATTTCATATAGATTCTTTATTGTCTTAGAGTTGATTTCTGCCATTTCAGCACGTTCTTTTTGTGTTTGATTTTCGATAGGGTTGAACGAATACATTAGGTTTTTAATAGTCCTGCCTATCTCACTTTTAATAATAACCGCCAATTCAACATCATACCAATCTCTAACAATACGATTTTGATTATCTACTAACTCGGTATGACTGGCCATATAAGATTTGTCCTCATCATCGCCTTCGCTTGTTGGAAAGAATAACCCCACTGGAACACGATATGCACCTGCAACCCTGCTATTATTGATTCTTAATATCTCATTCATACCAGCAAAATTGCTCGATACAAATTGGAAATCGTCTTTATCATCAATTGGAATTACATTATTTGCACTACCGTTTTTCATCAATGCCATTCTTGCCTCAAAACGATTTAAGACATTCTCGTTAACTTGGGTTGCCAAAGCCAAACCGTTGATTTTCAATACTCCAATATTATTCTTCTCAGCGCTCTTTGTAACCGCTCCCCATAACCTACTATCTTTTGATAAGTCATTCCAAGCAACTTCAATACTTGATGGACCCCAAAATCTTTCAATTTGTGTTTCAATGAATGATGGTTGGTCTTCGTTGTAAAGCAACAATCTGCTTGCGTGAACTAAAAACTCACCTCTTGTTTGGTCGCCTGCAAGCCCACCGCTTAAATTAACATGGTAATACATTGGCATACCAATTTTGTTTGCTTTACTGAAGCCTGTTCCTGGTCCTACTTTTTTGATAAGCCCTTTATCTAACGCTGGTTCTACTTGAAACCATCTAGCAAGTGGTTTAACGCCAAGATATGAGCCTTTTTTAATATCTTTTATAATCAATGGTTTTTTTAAACTCTCTGGGTCTTGTTGGTCTGAAAACCACATTAGCCCAGCTGAACCACCGTATATATACCCTTTCGATAATACATCTCTTTTAGCCCCATATTGCTTTTTCAAAAACTCGTGTACTATCAACTCTTCTTCTGACGACAACTGATTTCTTGGGCTATTTAAGTCAATTCCATTCTGCAAAGCTTTTGTAGCAAGATATTTTGAAGCTTTTCTTACATATGGATTTGACCTAGATAAAGCGTCAATAGCCGGTATATTGAAAGTAATCCAACGTGAATTTCTAATACCTATAGCCCTATTTGGATCCATTGAGCCTGTATTTGTCAAAGGCAAGTCAGAAATGCTGTCAAATAACATACTGCTTTGTTTATCTTTATCATAATAAAAATTATATTGCATATTTAATTGATTATCCGCCACTTTATCTAATAACTCTGTTGTTATAACTGGTATATCATGAGAAGAAATCGGAGTTTCCGTTCGCGAAGAATTGTTCTTCTTCTTGCTCGTAGAAGTTTGGTTCTTGTCTGCCAAAAAGGCTGGCAAGCGCCCTTTCCACGTTCCGTTCTTCACTTTTCTCATTACCATTTCTCGATAACTCGCTTCTCTCATTCTTTTTCTCCTCGTTATCATATTCCCACATTGATGGTCTTATTCCTAATGTGTTAACTGCGTATTTTAATAAAACTACTAAGTCATCATTTAATGTCGGTAACTTATCTTTGCCGCTCTTGTCATCTTTAACATAAGCATATGAACCAACTTGATGTATTAAATTTGTCAAACTCTCATGTATATGAATCTTTAACTTAGCAAATGCTGTTTGAACTAAAGGAATACCTCTTAATTCTCTTGCGGTTATTTCTTCGCTAATCTCTTTAT